GAACTGCTAGGGCAGTGGGGCATGCTGATCATGTCCTTTTACTTTGGTGGCAGGACGCTTGAGAAGATTATGGACATGAGGGCTAAAAGTGAAACTAAGTCCTAACTTTGCACTGGATGAATTAACAGCATCGGAGACGGCAGCCAGACATGGAATCGACAACACGCCGGACGAAGCAATCATCAAAAACCTCACGCGCCTTGCCAACGCGCTCCAAGAAGTCCGTGCGCTCCTTGGGAACAAAGTCATCATCGTCTCCAGCGGCTACCGTAGTCCGGAACTCAACCAAAAAGTCGGTGGATCAGCAACCTCAGACCATTGCAAAGGGCTGGCGGCAGACTTTATATGCCCATCTTACGGTACCCCCGACGAGATTGTTCGGGTGGTTATGGCTTCTGCTATACCGTATAAGCAAGTCATTCGGGAATTCGACAAGTGGGTACACTTCTCCATCCCAGAAGAAGGGGAAGCGCCCAGGAAGCAAGCCCTGATCATCGACAAGCAAGGGACCAGGAACTATGCCTAAAAAGGGTGTGAGTCTAGCCATAGGTCGTGGGGAAAAGTTACCCGTCAGCAAGGGTGCTGGATTGACTGCCAAGGGCAGGGCTAAGTACAACCGCGCTACCGGCAGCAACCTCAAGGCTCCTGCTCCTAACCCAAAGACTAAGGCTGATAAAGGTCGTAAAGCATCATTCTGCGCCCGTATGAGTGGCGTTGTTCGTAACGCTAAAGGTCCAGCAACACGGGCTAAAGCATCACTTAGAAGGTGGAACTGCCGATGAAACCAGGACTGTATGCAAACATTCAAGCCAAGCGTGCCAGGATCAAGGCTGGCTCAGGTGAGCGTATGAGGCAACCAGGCAGCAAGGGTGCCCCTACTGCCGCTGCCTTTCGCAAGTCTGCCAAGACTGCACGCAAGACAAAGAGATAGATTGCTCCTTGCCATGCCACTTCTCCTTCGTGGCTTTACCCCCGCCTAACTCGCGGGGGTTTTTTTAGTACATCCTATTTACCAGTCTTAGTATTTCGTCTGCCACTAGACTTTGGTTTTGTAGTTTTGGATGCAGCAGCCTTGCCACTGGCTGCCCGTACTTGTCCACTATTAGCAGTCCTTGTGGATTTACTTCTACCGCCCACGGCGTTCCCAGTTGATCCGCCATCCACTCCTGCTGCCGGTCTGTTTCGTAAGCCTCCTGGCTGCTGTCCTCGTCCATCTTCACCCCTAAAGTTACATGGCTCATCCGTTGGGATAAGCGTTCCTTCAAACAAGTAAGTCCCCATGTGCCCTAACTGGCACCAGGGTGCTGCGTACACCTTACCCCCAGTCCTGCGCCACTCATGACAGAAGTGGTAGTCCTCGCTGAGAAACCGCTGCGTCTCGCTATCAATTGGCGTATCAAAGAATGCGTAGATCAATTCACCTGTTGGCAAGGAAGACATATCGTTCCTGAATTGTGGTGTGCGCTTCTTTAACTTCTCGTACACCTTGCGCTTGACCATCAAGAATCCAGTGCCAAGGGCTGCTACCTCGCATGGTTGATCCTGGCGCACGACAACGTTGGGTCGGTTGTCCACCAGGTTCACGACAAACGATCCGGTGAAGTTAGCCAGGTTCTCTTGCCCACGTCCTACGGCTTCTCGGACCTGCTGCCAGTTGATTTCCTTCTTGGGGTAGATGCCGCCGATCACGTCCTTGTCCGCCTCGAACATACGGTAGGCGTCTTCAGGTCTGAATTTAATATCCGCATCAATCCAAAGCATGTGGGTACATTGGCTCTGCAAGAACTGGTGCGTCATGTTATTGCGCGCTCTAGTGATCAGAGATTCATTGAACATAAACGCGCAAGATACCTGATGCCCTCTTGCTGAGAAGTAACCTACTAATGCCAGTAACGATTGCGTGTATGCACCAGTACACATGCCGCCGTACATTGGTGTTGCTATAAAAAAGTGTGCCATTTTTTCTCCTGAATTAGTGGGGCAAGCCGCAGTGACGCTGTGCCCCGCAGCGTTCCTAACTATCTCCTTTTGCGGGAGATTCATCCTGCGACTGATGGGGGTCCAATTCATTGCCAAGCAGTTTCAGCAGATCAGGTAGGTGCATCATGGCTAAGGACTTCTCGCCGTCAGCCCTCATGATTACGATGGGAGTTTGACCAGGCTCACACGCCTTGTCTGCCTGCTCCATGAACTCATGAACGGCAATCTTCCTGCGCCTTTTGCACTCAATGAGATAGGTTCCCAGGATCAAGTCTCCCTCTTCGGATACCTGATACTGCTTCAGATTGCGCCTGATCCTCACTCCAAGCACATCGAATATCTCATTGGCTACCTCACGTTCGTAGGAAGCACCACGCTGTCTGCTGATCTTTGCCATTAGAAGCAGGTCGTATTGCAGTTACCGTTGTAGCAGCAAGTGGTACACATAATCATCTTGCCACTCGCTGTCGTAATGGTATGAGTAGAACAGTTAGCGTATGCTGCTGTAGCAATTCCCAAACCCAGTACCGCCGCCAAAATTTTCTTCATTTTCCAATCTCCTTAAAATGGTACGTCATCATCATCGCGCATGCGCTTCGATGGGAATGGGTTACGGTTGCTCTTGGTTTCCACAACCTCGCCCTCCGGCTTCACATAGTTGTCCTCTTTCAAACTGATCAAGGCACCACCTGAAGTTTCTTTGGTCCAGGCAGCCAGTCTAACTGTCTCGCCTGCGGCATAGGCACGCTCTAGTTTTAACTCACCTTTCCAGTCCGGACCGTTGCCCTTCTTGAATCGGTTAGTTAGCAATACTCCGGTGCCCACTTGTCTTTCACGCTGATACTCGCTCATTTTCTTCCTTCCTAAGTTTTGCCCAGTTGAATTGGGCGCTCATTAACTCATCAAAATCAAAGTGTTTTCCAAAGCACTGCCTGAAATTCACTTCAGCCTCACTAAAACCCCATCTACGGTTGTCGTAGATATAAACAGCCTCCGGCATGGATTCATAACCCGATACAAAGTCACGCCCCCGTTGGGTTGCTGTCCATATTCCACTCCTGGTGCCCCTAGATTCGATTAGCGCCCAATGCTCAAGCAGTGGATAGGTCTTGCTCTTTAGCATCCACCTAGGCGCCTCGTTCTGTACGTCAACCCACGCATCGCCATGATCAATAATCCACTTCAGGCAAAGGGCTAAGTGCTGGCTCAGTTTGGTTTTATAAACCTTGCCCCACTTGCCGCAGCAAGGGCAGTGTCCGCCTTCGCCTTCTATGGTTTGATTCCAAGACGTTCTCATGCGCTCCAGGTAAACAGCCTCTTCAGCGAATAACTCGGCGCTCATCATTTGTTGCCACCCCCAGGCTCACGCAGTTGCAGTGTGAGTACCTGCTTGACCTTGCCGATACCATTGCCTAGCACTTCATACAGTGTCGGCTTCTCTTCCTTGATCATGCCTATGATGAAGTCATTAGCCTTAAACAGCGCGTCCAATTTGTCTAAGTTTTCGGCAATAGAGAACTTCTGGCTATCGCCAATCTTGTCCACCATCTGCAAGAACCCGTCCACCCACTCTTCTTCGTTGGGGAACTTGTCGTAGGCTTCCTTTGCGCCAGGCACCATAAAGACAATGCCTTCGTCTGGGATCGGCTCTACTTCGATTGCTTTAGGGTCTTCGGTGACAACAATAGCGTCCCTACGGGCTTCCGGAATCGCCTCGACTTCGGTTTCGTCAAGCATTCCGAGTCCGGCATGGGAGAGGACCGCACGGCGAATCGCTTTTGTAGTCGCTTTAAGCAAAGCATTAGCAAGTCGCTCTCCGGATAGGCTTGAGACGTCAACAGCACCTTGATTCTCCGAAACTCTGCCATCAGCGCCGGTACATCGGACTGAGACAACGTAAATTCCATCAATTCGTTCCCGATGCGTAATTTGAGTTGACAGTTTATGAATTGCACAGAGTTGTTGTGTGGCGCCTGCGTTTGCATAGAGTATTTGCTTTCCGTTCAGCGTTAATAGATCAAAGGGTTTGGCAGCAGGGTCCAATCCCACCTGGCGGCAGCGATACAGGTAGTAGTCGCGCTTTTGCCCTTCGTTTAACCCAGACAGATCACCACGCAATACGATGGAGTCCTGAATCTTTGGGTCCAATACAAGTTTGTTTGATTCTTCAGGCACACCTGATATGTTGACAACGTTTGTCATTTCTTCCCCCTCATTTAACCAAGAATCGACGTGAACCCACTTGCTCTACGATGAACTTGGCGTGCAGGTCAGGCATGGATTTTTTGAATAACTCTTCTGAAAACTTCAGGCTTGGCTTGGCAGTTTTCCAAGTAGCCAGAACTGATCCATCGACAGAAAGTAACTGAGCATTCTCAAGCATGTAGGATTGAATATCAGCAGTGAGTTTTTTCTCGTCTGCTTCCAGTGGCTTAAGTGCAGCCTTGATGCGCTTTAGATCGTTTAACTTCTGCTCAATGGTTTGAGTAGCCACCAAGTCTTTTCCGGAGTCCTGCTTATAAACCAGTTTTGCAGCGTCAGCCATTGACTCAGGATCAAAGTTACGGGTTTGAATCTTTCCCCAGAACTTAGCCATTTCCTGAATGTGCATATCCATCTGGTCAGCAGAGAACTGCAACGGATAGCCAACAATCTCTTGCCCACCAAAGCACACCACCAGGACAACGGATTCAATGCGATGGACTACAGACTCATGCAGGCATTGCACACGGTATCCAAGGTCAACGTGATCGCTGCCATTGTCTCCATAATGCTTACGCTGCTGGATGCCAAGATTCTTGACTTCATAAAGCGTAGTGCCGTCTTCGCTTATGTAGTCAAAGTGGCTTTTCAGATAGGTTTCTTTAGGGTGCGACAGTTGATAGTCAGCGTCCTTGAAATTGATCTGGTTGCGTCTTGC